CCGAGGCACCAGTAGCTATCACTGCTGGCGCTGATATTCCTGGTTACAGCGCGGGAAGCCCAGTAGAAAACATGGCTGAGGTTGCTCAGCTATTTGAGAAGAGACTACACTCTCTTCGCCGCGTAAATGGTGGAGATGGAGAGCAGCACATCGTTGCATCCCTCTCAACCCAGTACCCAGAAACTCGTTTCCTTGGTACCGACCCACTAGAGAACGCCGCAAAGATTGAAGGTGTTGTAGGCCGCGATGCACTTGTTGCTTCCGGTGGACACGCAGCTCCAGTCGAGGTTAAGTATGACATCTTCGGAATTGGCTCCACCACTGCTCGTCCAGTGCGTGACGCTCTTCCAAAGTTCCAGGCTGACCGTGGCGGTGTTCGCTTCGTAACCCCACCAAGCTTTGCAGATGGTTCATACGCTAACGCAGTTGGCGTTTGGACTGCAGCAAACGACTCAGCAGAGACTCCTTCTCCTTCGAGCAAGACCTCTCTGACCGTTTCTGCCGCCGCTGAGCAGACTGCTGTAACTGATGCTGTAACCCTACAGCTACAGTTCGGTAACCTCATGACCCGTGCTTACCCAGAGTTGATTGCTCGCCACAACGAGCTAGCTCTTGTACAGCACGCACGTGAGGCAGAGCAGAACATCCTCAGCAAGATTGAGGCTGGCTCAACCGCTGTTACTTCCGGAACCCTTCTAGGCTTCGGTCGTGACTTCCTAGTAACCGTTCGCAAGGCAGCTGCTGCTTACCGTTCACGTCACCGTCTATCCGTCGACACCCGCCTGAAGGCATTCATTCCTTCATGGGTTGCTGACGCGATGGCAGCTGACTTGGCTGTAGCAATGCCTGGCGATGGTACCCTAAACGTAAGCCGTTCCGAGATCGAGGGCTACCTTGCATCTCTAAACGTTGACATGGTCTCTACTCCAGACCAGAACGTGTTCGGTTCACAGGGTGTAGCCGGCCTACTAGAGTTCCCAGACACCTTCAAGTGGTACCTCTTCTCAGAGGGCACCTTCTTGTTCCTAGATGGTGGAACTCTAGACCTAGGTATCATCCGCGACAGCTCACTTGTTGGAACCAACGACTACAAGATGTTCGTTGAGACCTTCGAGGGCGTTGCCAAGGTAGGTATTGAGTCTCTAGTAATTACCCAGACCGTTAACGTTAACGGTGTGGCTGCTGCTCTACGCGACACCACTGGTGGCGCAACCGCAGCTGCTATTGAGCTCTAAAATATAACTAAATAGGGAAGCCCTCCGAGTTTCGACTCGGGGGGCTCCCACCCCCTAAAAGTTTAAATTTAAGGATTTTAAATGGCTTTCTCAAATAAAGGAGTGGTTTCGGCACCCGCAATTGTGCCGTCCGCTTTTGGACTATTTGCCGTAGTTAAGCCAGAAAATGCTCCAAGTGAGGACAGATGGATTCGTGGGTTTGCTCAGGAATGGGAGACCACGGTCCAGGAGCTAAAAAACTGGGACGACACTGACAGCACTAGCGGTTCAGTAGTAACTGGCGGAGTCATCAATTATTACGATGACATTAAGCCATTCTTTATCGAGCTAGAGGAAACTCGCTCGGCACTAAGTTTTAATGCAATCGACAGGGTTGCTCGTCTGACTAGACAGTTGGACGGTATGACTCAAAAAGCAATTGAAAAAGAGCTGTGGGACGGTGCTGTTAGAAAGGGAGAGTCCCACGACAACAAGTCTCTCTCCGATGCAGCTGCAACACTCGTAAATAGCGGAACTGCTCTTAGTGCTCAGAAGGCACTTGCTCAAATAGAGGCAGCTATTGCTGCTCAGTCTCACGCCGGCGAGCAGGGAGTGATTCACATGACTAGAGATGTGGCTGCTCTACTATCGACTACTGGTCAGGTATTTCTTCACGATGAAGGAAAGGACCACCTACAAACTTTGTCTGGCACACCAGTAATTATCGGTTCTGGATACTCTGGAACCGGGCCAGACGGGGCTACTGGTGCAACTGCATCAGCAACCAATAAATGGATCTACGGCACTGGAACCGTCAAGTTATATCTTGGCGATATCGATGTCGTAAACGACAATCTAAGCCAAGCTTACGATGTGTCGGGAAATGCAAATGACATGCGTATCAAAGCAATCCGCCCAGCTGCGGTTTACTTTGACACATCCATCCACCTCGCTGCCAGGGTTGACCTGTCAGCATAAGAAGAAACTAAGGAGAATAGCTAGATGGCTACTCAAGAATATGCAGCCAGCATTCAGGGTGTGTCAATCCGTGTCACCCGCCTAGATGCTGCTGGTAACCTAATGACCGGATCTGGTAATTCATATACCACTTCCGCGTTTATGAGGGTTTCGTTTACCCCTGAATATGAAGAGGGTGACGAAATCACCGAGAAGGGTGCCAACGGTGTTGTATGTGTAACATACAAGGCTCCCGACACCCTAAAGCGAATCACCATGGAGCTCGCAATCTGTGAGCCAGACCCAGAGCTATCTGCTCTGATTTCTGGTGGTTTGCTTCTACGCAAGAATCTAGGAACTTCGACCAACCCAGACAACAAGTCCATCGGTTGGGCAGCTCCTGGTGTTGGCGACGACCCAGCCGGAAACGGTGTTGCTCTAGAAGTATGGTCACACGCAATCAAGAACGGTAAGAAAGCTTCGGTTCTTCCTTACTTCCACTGGATTTTCCCATTCGTAAAGATGCGCCAATCTGGCGACCGTGTTATCGAGAATGGCCTAATGGCCAACACCTTCGAGGGCTACGGACTAGGAAACCCTAACTTCCAGGGTGGACCTGACGGCCGCTGGGAGTTCCCAGTTGCTGCAGAGCGTCCATACGCTTATGCACGCACCGACTGGGCTCCAACTGGCCTAAACGGATTCTACAACTGGACTGATGGAACTGGACAGGTTTACTTCACCTCTGCTACTGCAACTAACCCAAGTGATGTAAATGTTGTTAGTGCTTCAGCTCTTCTATCCGGAACCACCGCTACTTTGACCTTCAGCGCTGCTCCTAGCATCGCTGTTGGAGACGAGATTAAGGTTGAAAACGTTAACCCAGTGCTTAATGGAAATTACACTGTAGCTTCTATCTCAGGAAATACAGTTAGCTACTCCAGCGCTGGAATTACCGCAGACATTAGCTCATTCAACGTTTCTCGCGGTGCTAAGGTTAGTGTTGTTAACAGCGTATCCGAGTCCCCAACCTACACAGCTGTTACCAGCTTGCCTGCAGGTGGATCCTCGTTTAACGTTCCTGGAAACATTGATTACAATGCAGATACTGCAATCGACAACATCATTGCTTCTAACGAAAACCCTAGCTAATAGCTAAATCAACGGGTGGTGGCTTGAGCAAATTAGCTTGGGCTACCACCCGTTAAACTTATAAAGAGGAAAAACATGGCAAATTCTTGGATTACTCCAGCTGACCTTGGTGATTATTCGTATACTGAATATACAGAAGAAGCCATCCAGGTAGCGTCCAACCTACTCTGGGCCATGTCTGGACGAAAATATACAGGAGAGACAATTGTCACCGAGCGTTACACATGCACCCTTCGCAATAATCGAATGGGGCCTTCCGATCGTACTAACAGTCCTGTACTATTCGGTGGTGATGTATACAATATTCCGTCCGGCGATTATGACGAATATTCTGAGCTGGTCTCTGATGGTCTCTCCCCAGACGCAAGAGTCAGACTCCGCGGTCGGCCAGTCACAGAAATAATTACAATTAGAAATAAGAATGGGATGATTCTTGACCCATCGACTTATTATTTAGTTGACCACTCAACTATTCACATCCGCGCCGGAACTCCCTGGACACCATGTAACGTAGAAATTACTTACAAGTATGGAATTCCAGTACCTACGGCCGGAAAGATGGCTGCTAGAAAATTAGCCATTGAGTTTGCCCGTCTTTGGTCAGGTGACGAGTCTTGCGAGCTTCCACAGCGTGTAACTTCTGTGTCGCGGCAGGGCGTCTCTTATACCATCCTCGACAACCAAGAGTTCATCGACGAGCTTCGCACCGGTCTTTACGAGATTGATCTATTCCTAAAGACAGTAAACCCAGACAACGCTCGACGTAGGTCTAAGGTCTTTTCTGTGGACACCCCCCGTGCCCGTAAATATACTGCAAAGCCCCTTAGGCTACTTCCAGACACGGAATTTGATTTAACACTAAATGCAACTAGTGCTTCAGATTCGGTCGGGTGGAACTCGGCAGGTAGTGGGACAGATTTAAGCAACTTTTTTCCACTTAACGCAACTTACACTCCAAAGGTAATTCTTAGAAATTATGGAGAAACCACCTCTGTCACTCTTGACTCTGGTGATATCACTTTGGACTATTCCGACAACACTTTAGATTTCACCATATCTTACGCAAAAGCAAAAAGTGCTTTGGGATTGGTGGATCCAGGGACCTGGACACTCTATGCATCTAGTACTGATGGTAATGGCATAGAGAGCCTGGTCGAGCTTGCATCTGGGAACCTCCAGATCAAGATGTACGCATAAGAAGGAAAGAATATGTACATTCAGACTAACTTCCGTGCTCAGGATATGCTGGGCATCGCGAAGCCAACTAAGAAGGCTGCTCCAGCTCCACGCGTGGTTCCTCCAGCTCCTAAGCCAGAGCCAGTAGTCGAGCCTGTTGCAGTTGTTGAAGAAGTAAAGGTAGAAGAGACCTCTAACGAGGAGTAATCCATGCCAAGCCAAGAACTAGATCTAACTGGAGTCTCTGAGGATGCGGTAAATCTCAGAGATATGATGCAGGGCGTACTGGGAAGGGTACAATCTGTTTTTCAGTCTTACAACGTAGAGTTGCCTATGCGCCAATACTGGACGATGGGAACTCCCGCCATAGACTGCGAACAGTTAGTTGTCTATTTCCAGCAGCTATATTTAGGCCCTCCAGGTGCGCAGGTTGGCGAACCGCAACGTTGCCACGTACCTAGGAGTGCCACTTTAACGATTTCTATCGCCAGACAAACTCCCATTGTTAGTCAAAATGGGCGTCCTCCAGCTCCTGAAAAAATCGAGGCATCTGCTGAAGTTTTAGCTATTGACGCTTGGGTTTTAATGGAGTGCATAAACCAACTCGACCAGTGGGATGAGACTGGTTATGGTGTTGGTGTTATTGCTACTCTAGAAGTTAATCCACCAGAAGGCGGTTTCCAGACAACCGATATGGTTGTCACAATGGCGGTCCCATAAAATGCCAGCATACGGTCTGATACCGGATAGTCCACTTTTTTATTTTGGCGGAAAATTAAGAAGAGGCTTATCAAAAAATTTCAGAAACAAGGGTTTAAATTTAAGACCTAGAAACATACAAGTTTCAATTCAATTTAAAAAACTTGTTGTTTATAAGCCAATTCTGGAATTTGAGTTGAATCACAGCTACGGCACTGTGGGTCGACACCTACATAGAACAGCCAACAAAATAACTCAGTTGGCTAGACTTCAGGTTGGCAAAAAAACTGGTCGATTAATGAGAAGTATAAAGTTCGAACATTTAGCCAAAAATGCCCTGGGCCCTGGAGTCAAAGTTGGTGCCTACACTCATTATGCTCTTTTACATCATCGCGGCACAAAACCACATATAATTACCCCCAATAAACCTGGCGGTACTTTGGTATTTAGGAGCGGGTCAAAAATCGTCAGAACTCCTATGGTTAGGCACCCTGGCACCCGCCCCAACAGGTATTTGACCGACCCTATGACAACAGTAATTAGACAGCAGCGGCGCACACTCAGGGCTTAATTATTACGGTAAAATTAATGAGTACTGCGAAAAGCAGTGTGTCCGTAATTATAAAAAGAAATAGGAATGACTAAATGGCAAAATTTAAGGACTTTGGGTCCCCAAAGATTGAAAATGCAGAACCAATCTCTTTCAAGCTTTTTGAAGAAGATTTTAACTGTGTACCGGCACTTCCAGGAAAGGTGCTTTTGGACTTGGTAGCTAAATCAAGTTCAGAAAATTCAGCTGACCAGGCGCTAGTTATTAATGAGTTTTTTTCTAGCGTTTTAACCGCTGAGAGTTTAATTAGATTTAATGCCTTGGTTGTAGACAAAGAAAGAGTTGTTACCACCGAGACATTGGGAGAGATTACCGGGTGGCTCATTGAGCAGTACGCAGACCGCCCAAATCCGCAGCCAGAGGTCTAGCAGAATGGGCCATTGATCTCTGGCCATATGTAAATGGAAAGGCGCTAACTTTAGGCCTAAGGTTAGCAGACATGGAGATGCGTGACATGCTAGATGTTGTGCACTATCTGTTTGAAGAGGATTCAAGATACTCTTCAGCCGAAGAAGCAGAGTCTGTTAGCGCCATTCGCACTTCCATATATGGAAGACTATATGGAACGACATATAAATATAAAGTTAAATCAAAATCTAGTGGTAACGACATGAATTACTCATTCAGTGACCCTAATGAAGTTAAACCATACATTCCGCCAACTGAATTTGACCCGGAGTCTGCTGACCCGTTTGGCGGTCTTCTAGATGCTCCGATAAGGTAAAAAATGGCAGTAATCGGACATGCAGAAATAGTTGTTAGAGCTATAACTAACAACTTCGAAAAAGAACTCAAGGACACGCTTAAAAATGTGTCTAAGAGTATTTCTGTTGGTGCCGGCAGAAGAATTGGTGATGGCTTTGCTGATGGATTCAATCGAAGCAGAGCTAGTGGCATGTTTGGAAAAATTGCCGATGGCCTTAGAAGCATGGTACCGGAGGCCGAAGCTGCCAGAGAAAGATTCCAAAGCTTAGTACGAACCGGCTTTGTTTTACAGGGCGTACTTGGAGCGATAGTTGGTGCCATATCGTCCGTTGTAGTCTCGATTGGTCCTTTAGTGGGTTCTCTGCTTAAAGCTGCGTCATCGGCCGGAATTTTACTTAATGCTTTTGTTGCTCTTAGGGTAGCAATAGCCGTTGGTAGAACTGCTTTTGGAAATATCTTTCAAGCTGTTCAACAAGCTACTCAAGTAAATGGTGGCTACGCGAAATCCTTAAAAGACATTCGCGAAGAGTGGCAGCAACTTCTATTTGATGCTGAAGCAGCTTCATATAGTGAAGAAGAGGCAGCATTAAATCTCGAGAAAGCATTTAATAATCTTCGTCGAATGGCGGACCTTCCGCCAAACTCTATGGCTAGACGAGAGGCGGAGCTTGAGTATAGACAGGCAGATTTAGCCTATAGGCGAGCTAAAGACAGAACTCAAGACTTAAATGAAACTGTTCAGGAAGGCTTTGATGCATTTAAAGATGCTCAGAGGACCGCTGGTGGGGCTGGAGCCGATCCATTATCTCAGTTAAATGAGGCTCAAAGAAAGTTTGCTGAGAGGCTTATTCAGTTAAACCCGAAGCTTGACCGACTAAAGCTAAAGATGTCAGACGCTTTCCTAACGCCTCTGTATGAAACTGTAGATGTATTTGAAAAAAGACTGCTCCCTATCTTAGATAAAAGACTACCTGAGATAGCTGGCCAAGCTGGTGAAGCAATCAATCAGGTGTTTACTGGACTAAATTTTGACAGAATAAACACAATTCTCTCGGAGATGACTACGCCATTCGAAGAGGGTGGCAGAAGCAACCTTCAGCTTTTTGGCGACATCCTGGGACAAATTCTAGACCTCTTCCTAAAGATACTTGATGCTACTGGAAAACCACTAAATGATCTTTTAACTTCTATAAAAAACACTTTTGGTGATTTTGTCGCTAACGCTGACACTAACAAGATGGAGACGTTTTTTACCAACGCTTTAGAAGAGGCCAAAAAGTGGGTGCCAATAATTTCCAACATCTTTGGCGGCCTAAAAACTTTGATGGATCTTACAACTGGTCCTGGTAGCGCTGGCGAGTACATGCTCGAGTGGTTTACTGAAGCCACTGCAGCATTTAAAAACATGTTTGCAGAAGACCCCGAGGCCGGAAAAACGTTCTTTAAAGATGCAATGGTAAATGCTAGGTCTGTTCTATCTTCAATTGGTGCATTTATTAAAGCGATTTTGGGAGTTGCAGATAACCCGGCCATCAAAGAAACCTTTGACAGATTAAAAGAGGGTGCGCCAGGCTTTGAAAGATTCCTAGATGAAATTATTGAAGCCGGCCCTTCTTTCGCAGATCTTTTAATAAATGTTGGAAGAATTATTACCGCGCTAACAGATTCAGAGCAGCTCTCTGCGTTCTTCGACACTCTTAGTGTTGCTGCCGGCAAATTTGCAGACGCTCTAGAGTCAGAGGGAGTTCAGGGATTTTTAGATAGAGTTGGTCCACTATTTGGTGCACTATCTGCAATTGGTGTAGTTATTGATGCAATAACATTTGGATTCCAAGTGTTAGTTGGTTACGCTGCGCTTTTCTATTTAAATACTCAAAAAGCTTTTGACTTTTTAAAACTTACTCCAGCAAATATATCTAAAGCTTTTGGTATTTTAGGAAATGTCCTAAAAGGCGCTGGAGTACTCGGAGTAATTTTATTTATAGTTTCAAAAATAGATGAATTTTATAATAAATTTTCAGATTTTCGCGGAATGGTAGATAGAGTTTTTGCAAATATTGCAGAAGCTTTCGGGGAACTTTGGGCTCAGTTGAGTGAATTATTTGAGAATCTATTTGGTGGAAATGGTATTGGCGGAATAATAGAGGCACTGGACCCAGTAATAAAATTTATTCTTGAATTTTTAATTCCAATTGCTGGCTATATAGTAGAGCGATTTATAAATGCATTTACATTTATTGTAAGCGTTATAAATACAATAGTTTCACCAATTATGCAAATAATTAAGGGTCTTGTAGAAGGAATAGTTCTTCTATTCACTGATTTTCCTACTGGTGTAAAGAAAATTGCAGCAACAGTTGTTACTATCTTTGTTGGAATTGGTGAGATAATTGTTAACTTCTTTGTTGACATAATTAACTGGATTTTGGGGGGAATCGAAAATCTTGTAAGAGCTATTGGAAATACTCCTCTTGGAAAAGTTATTAAAGACTTGACTGGCATTAATTTGGCAGCTGCAAAGCTTATTAGATTGGAAAAAGTTCAGTGGGTCAGAGATGCAATAGCAAATACCAACTCAAAACTTGGATTAAACAAGCAATCAGCTAATGTTACAAACAGAAATCGAGCCGATGGAACACCAAAACTTGCAATGGGCGGAACTATCTATCCATCTAGAGGCGGAACCCTGGTTACAGTAGCTGAAGCCGGCCGTCCAGAGCGCATCGAGCCACTAAATCCAAACGGTTTATCTGACCGCGACATAGCACTAATCAACCAGATGGGCGGCGGACCCAAGGTAAGCATCACGGTAAATCCAGCCCCTGGCATGGACGAAAAAGAACTTGCTGCGGCTGTTTCTCGCCGACTTGCATTTGAGATTCGTAAAGGAACAATCTAATGTCACCATACTATGAGCAAACTAACTTAGATGCCACGACGCAGTCTGATGAAAATAAATTAGTAAGAACGGCGCTTACTAAATACCCAGAACCATACCTCTCCGGGCTTAAACTAAATGCTGACGTTGAAATAAACGGTCTTACTTTAAATACTATTGATGCAAACAATGTAGTTTGGGTAGTCTCTGACATTGACGGTTGGTGGACTCTGCCAGAAAACGAACTTCCAGATCTACCCCGAGGATGGGGCGACGGCTCATATGACGCTATTGGTCGGTGGTCTAACAGAATAATTACACTTACTGGATCTTTTATGCCTCAGAAGCCAGAAGATGCTCCAGCAGCTAGAAATGCACTAATTGAAGCAGTTAGTTTAATCAAAACTGGCGGCTGGCTAATTGTTTACGAGGAAAAAGCAACAGACCCGTCTGCTTATGGAAAAGCTTCTTATGTCAGACTTAGTGGCGTCCCTCAAATTGCAAGCGTTAATGCTCGTGGTCGTCACGATTTTTCTATTGGATTAAAAGCTGTAGACCCGATAAAGTATGAGTTTGTTGATGGGCATCCGGACGGGTACAACTCTGTAACCATAACTGCTGCTAGCCCTACTGCAACAATCGAAAACACTGGCAATGTTCCGGTTCCTGTTGTCATTGAGCTTTCCAAAGGTTTTGCGGTTTCCGACCCAGAAAACGCTCCGCCGACAATTACTAACACTGAAAATGACCAAATAATTACCATAATTGCTGGTACTTCGGCTACTAATACTCTAGAGATAGACACCTACAACAGAGAAATTTTGGAGGTCCAGTACGACACTGTAGACCCAACAAAAGTTATAAGTGTCTCTAATGGAAGAGCAAAAGCTTCAGTTTTAATAGATTGGATATATTTGCAGCCAGGGGAAAACGAGATAACTTTATCAGACTTCCCGGCCGGATCAACCTGCACGATTTTATATCGCTCTGGGTGGATTGGCTAGCTGCTAAAATATTAGAAAGACATTAAAGGACAAAAGATGGCAATTTCTACTTCACCAGACAACCAGTCTGTGAATTATCGCTATTTTGTTTGCGATTTAATGACTAACGCTCTGCTTGCAGAAATACCATTTAAGGGCGTTTCGTATTCTAGGTCACTTACAGAAGCCGGAACATTTACTGGCGACATTGCCGTAACTGAAGACACCTATAACTTAAACCTATACGAAAATACTTTGCCTGCAAAAACAGCTTTGTATATTGTTAGAAATGGGGTTTGCGTATGGGGAGGCATAGTCTGGGGAAGAACTTACAGCCTTATCGACAAAGTTCTTTCTGTTACTGCTGCAGAATTTCCTAGCTATTTAAACAGAAGAGTTGTATGGAAAACTTGGAATAGCGCGTACGAAGCTTCTGCAATTGTAGAAAGCGGAACGGCAACAGTAACCCTAAAACTTGGGCAGTATCCATTTGCAGTAGGTGAAACAGTTTGGATTGATTGGGGTAAAAATTATGCTAAATACAACGGCTATTTTACAATACTAACCACTGGAGTAACTGTTGAGGACAGTTTGTCATTTTTTACTGCTTCTGCAACATATGTGAATGAAAATGGGCAAAACAAAACTATTCCAGATATGCCAGTTGGATTTCTTGACCCGGATACTGGCGAAGAAACTTTTATTACCGTAGAAACTAGACAAGACACTTACAACTATGCTCGTGATTTAATTAATGAGCTAAAGACTGACCTTTTTGACTTTGATTTTGCAAACGATGATATCAGGCCCGGTATTGATTTATTTAATGAAATTGCTTCTGTTTCTAGGTCTGGCAATATTGCTACAGTTGTTTTAACAAAAAAGCACGAACTCGTTGCTGGCCAAAAAGTTTCTATTTCAGATGTAGAAATCGCCGGGTTTGACAATAAAGAAGCAATTGTTCGTTCAGTTCCAAATGATACTACATTTACATATAACAATTCTGGCTCTAATGTTACTTCTAACATAAGCCCGTTTGAGTACACAGTTCAATCTTTTAGTAGAAGCGGAAATATTGCTAAATACACAACTACAACTTCTCATGCTTTGGCAGCAGATGACATAGTCTACATAGAAAATGTCAGCGAAACTTTTGATGGTTATTTTAGAGTTTACGATGCCCCGAGCTCAACAACTTTTAGAGTTGTAATGGCTGGAGCAAATATTGCAAATAGTAATACTGACGTAAACTCTGTTACCTTTCCCCCGAAAGTAAGAAGGCGGGGCGCTATTACTTATGGAACATACGGCGAGCACACAACCTTAGGAGATTTAGGATTTGACCTGTCTCAGGCTCCACTTGAGAGTCAAAAATTAGAGCTAAATCCAATTATTAGGGGTTTTGAGCTAAAAACTGTCGCAGAAATACTTGAAGAATACTCATCAAAACCAAATGGTTTCGAGTATCGAATTGATTGTGAATACGATGCGGCAACGAATACATTCAAAAAATATTTTAAATTTTTGCCACTAATCCCTCAAAGTCTTTCAGATTATTTAGATTCTTTGTCTCCAGGATGGAGTGGAGATATACCAGCTAGTGCTTACGGTGCTCAAAATCTTATATTTGAATACCCTGGAAACATTTTAGAGGCTCAGTTTGAGGAAAACGCCGAAGAAGCGGCAACTAGAATTTTTGTAAAGGGTAAAGACCCTAACTTAAATTCTGACGCAAGCCAACCCTATTCTTCGGCTTCCAACCACAAACTGTTGAATCAGGGGTGGCCACTAATTGACGATGTTGACGACTTAGACTCTCCCGACGAAACAGTACTTTGGAAACAAGCTGCTAGGCTATTAGAAGAGTCAGTTCCCCCAATAAGTACGTTTACTATTTCTGTAAATGGCTCTGCCAACCCAATGCTGGGCTCCTATAAGCCAGGAGACTGGTGCTCTATAAAACTAAATGATGACTTTGTTAGCTTAAGAGCAAACAGCTATTTGGAGCAAGACTACGGAACTGATAGTGGAGTTTTGGTTAGAAAAATAATTTCATACTCAGTTACTATTCCAGATACGCCAAGTTACCCGGAAGAAGTTTCATTAGACTTAGTTACAGAGCCCTCTATTCCAATTAGCGGGATTCAAATTATTGACGGAAAGGCAATACTAGAGTAATGGGAATTCGTCGTCGTCGCAGAAAATTAACTAGTCTAATGAGCAGACTGGAGCAACGCGTTCGTTCTGTCGAGATGCGCTCTACTAATCTTCTAACCAACAGTGAAATACAAGCTTTACTACCAATAGACACTGCTCCCGAAACTCCCGCTTCTGTGGTCGGTCCAGATGCCCCGGGACAGTTTAGAAAAATACAAGACGCTTATTTATATACGGCAAAACATGCCGGAACCCAGCAGGACCGAGTTGAAATATATTTAGAGTCAGATTTAGGTGTAGAAACAAATGAAAAAATTGAAGTACGAGGCATCTATATCACCACTGACGCCAGTTTACAGATAGATGTAGATGGAACTTTTGACGTAAAACATACTGACACTCCACCCTGGGACAACAGAAATCTTCCAATTAAAGTTACTCCGCCAAGAGTAAAGCACGACCCTACTCAAGATCAGCTTGCTGGCGTAACGATTACAAACACATATTCATTTGTCCCCGAAACTCAGGCTCCTACCACTTTAAGTGCTAGAAAAAGGCTTTCAACTAAACGACTAATAAGCACGTATGCAATTACTGGCACAACTGCAACTATTACTACAAGCTCTGCTCATAGTTTTAAAGCGGGAGATATACTTTTCTTTGACTTATTTTCCTCTAGCCCAACTGTTTTTGGCTTAGATGGTCTTTTTAAAATTGATTCTGTAACGAGTAACACTCTTGTCTATACTTTGCCAGCGGGCGTAGTTACTCCAGTTCCGGCCACTGCCCCTGTTTCTGCTAGCTATGTATTTCCAGTTGCTAGAGAATATCTTCCAATTGGGTCTACGTGGGCGGATAGCACTAATAGTAAAATCTATTATTGGGACGGCATTCGTTGGGTAGATTTTTCTACTGTTGCTGACCCCATTAGAGATGGAGACCCTCCCGCAGCTCCAACAAATTTACAGGTTACTTCTGTTCCAAAAGTACATGGCCCTCTTTTTAATTCATATTCTGAAGTAACACTAACTTGGACTGCCCCGACTTTAACTGAAGCAGGAGAGCCTCTAACAGACTTAATAGGTTATGTAATTAAATACCGAACTAGTCCGACTGCTAACTGGGATGAACATCTGCTACCTACCACTTCTGCATCGTCATTTGTATTTGGCCCTAATTTTGATTTAGAGCAGGGTGAAACTTACTATTTCGAGCTATACGCAAGAGACTCTGGTAGCCAAGACTCTGATCCTGCCACTGCTACTCACACTACCCAGCTAAAAACAGGCGACCACACTACTTATCCACCAACTCCTCCCATTGCTACTAGTAGATTAGGAACAATTACCGTTACTTGGGATGGATTTTTAAAGACAGGTCCAAGTACAACTGTAGCTGCTCCAGCTGACATAGTTGTGATGAAAATTTATCTTTCAACGGTTTCTGGGTTTACTCCTGGACCTACCAATTTGGCTTTAAGCACTAGAGTATTTGGTCCGGAGGGCGGGTTTGATGTTCTTACAGATTTAAATTACAACACTTCTTACTACATAAAAATATCTCTAGTAAATACTTCTGGAGTGGAAGGGTCCCCCTCCGAACAAGTGACTGCTCAGGTCACGCCTTTAGTTAACACTGACATAATTTATTCGACTTTAAATACTTGGCCCTTTGTTGATGGGACAGTTTCGGCCAACGCATTGGCAGACGGCTCTGTAATTGCGTCTAAAATTTTAGGCGGGGCTGTTACTGCCTCGGCCTTAGCTGCAAATGCAGTAACTTCAGTAGCATTAGCAGCAAATGCAGTAACTGCAGCAGCTATAGCAGCCAATGCCGTGACCGGGCCCGCTATTTCTTCTTCTGCCATTACAGCGAACAAAATATCTGCTGGTGCTGTAACTGCTGTATCCATAGCGGCGGGGGCTATAACCAGCGAAAAAATTACAGCTGGAGCTATTGGCGCTCAGCAAATAGCAGCTGATGCAATTACTGCAGATAAAATTTCTGCCGGAGCTATTGGAGCCGACGAGATAGCTGCCGGAGCTATTATTGCTGGAAAGATTGGTGCTGACGCAGTTACAGCTGCCACCATAGCAGCTGGCGCAATTACTGCTGGAAAAATAGCAACTAATGCCGTAGAAGCAGACAAAATAAATGCCGGAGCAATTACTGCTGTAAAAATAGCAACTGATGCAATTACTGCAGACAAAATTCAGGCTGGCGCTATTGTGGCCGACAAAATTCAAGCCGATGCTATAAGCACCTATGTTTTTAATGGACGAGAAATTAGACTTTCTGCTTTTAATACCAATCAAAATCCAAAAATTAGCTTGACTAAAGATAGAATTGCAGCTTTTAGGTCAAACGGAACAACAACCTTCCGACTAACTGCCGCTGGTGATTTCTATGCGGATGACGTATTTATTGATAGTGCAACTGTTACTGGAAATATTACTGGTGGAACTCTTAGGACCGCATCTACTGGCAAGCGCGTAGAAATATTGGGTTCAACTAATAGTATTAGATTTAGAGATACTGGTGGAACTCTTAGGGGGGAAATAGAGGGAACCACAGGTGGCCTCACTACTGACGTTACAGGGCAACATGCATTTCAGGTTGGTGGTGTTCAAGCTTTTTTGATTACTTCTTCCGGTATTGGAATACCCACTGGGAGAACAGTTAGCGGAAGTCTAGATGCAACTGGAAACGTTAGTGGACAGACTATTACAGCTGACGTAAATTTTATTAGGGCCCTTTCTGTTGGTGGCGGTTTAACTGGTGCATCCATATCTAATACTGGTGCAATAATAAGAACAACATCCTCTGAGAGATACAAAACAGACGTAGAGCAACTATCAATTCCCTATGAGTCTGTCTTGTCTCTTAACCCCAAAAAATTTAAAAGACTAGAAGAATCAGCTGAAGACCCTAATGCAAAATATTACCCTGGATTTATAGCAGAAGATTTAGCTGGAACTCCACTAGATATTTTTGTTTTCTATGACAAAGATGAAGACGGAAACTTACGTCCAGAAGGTATTCACTATGGGGAACTAACTGCCGCTCTAGTCGAAGCAATTAAAGAACAGCACAATATTTTAACTTCTTTAGAGGCTAGAATAATTGAATTAGAGGCTAAGGGCTAGTAATGTTTTCTATAAAAGACGGAGATCGAACTCTTCAATTCAACGGAACCTTATTAGCTAAGTCCACTTCGGAGCGTAGGGGTGCTTACCGTTGGATAGAGTTTGAGCTCTATAAAACCGAAAGCGGATCTTATATTCTTTCTAGAGTTGGCGTTTCTCTTATTTACCATGGAGCTGCATGCTCTATAGTTTCTAAATACAGATTAAATGAATTTCCTAGCCACGATTTGAGGAAAAATTCTGTTCCATGCGAAGAGTGTGAGCCAGATGATAGCTTAGATTTAGTTTTTCCTGAGAAGTATAGATACTGGGCCCAAGTGAGCGATCAGCCTGGGGCAGTTTTAGATTCCTTATATAAATATGACGATTCGAATGGAGCGTACTATTTAACCAGTGTTGCTCAGCGTTTACTTCAGCAAGCCGCTAAAGTTGACTCTGGCATAGCTAAGGTATACAATGTTCAAGTAATACCCTAAAGAAAGACACTAATGACGCAAGAACTAGACGGAGTTGAACTCCACCTAGTTGATTCAGTAGAAAAAGCCAGCCAATTTATGGCTTGGCTGGGTGAGCGGCGTCCACTAAATGCAATCGCCATAGACACCGAAACTGGAGAGCTTCCAGGCAACCCCAAAAACCATGCCTTATCGCCCTGGCACGGTCGTTTGAGACTAGTTCAGGTGGGGGATGCTCGTCAGGGGTGGGCAATTCCTTGGGACAGCTGGAAGGGCGTTTTCTACGATGCTATGGGCAGATTTGACGGGCCTATTGTCTGCCACAACATAGCCTTCGAATCCAAGTGGTTTGATCAGCAGTCGGAGTGGAAGATGCCATGGCACCGCGCTCATGACACCATGATTATGGCAAAGATTATTGACCCGCTAGGGTCAGGCGCTCTAAAAACACTTACAGAGTCTTTTGTTGATCCTAGGGCTGCCGCTTTGCAGTCTGTACTAGACAACAGTCTTTTAGATAATGGCTGGACTTGGGGAACTGTTCCAATCAAATTTGAACCTTACTGGTCTTATGGTGCTCTTGACCCAGTTCTAACCATGAAACTATTTGAGCGCTTTTGGGACAAGTGTGCCCCGGGTAAGCCATATAGCTATGCCTATGAACTGGAAATGAATACTCGCAGGATAGCTACTCGAATGGAGTTAAATGGTGCTCGTTTGGATCTTAATTACTCCAAGAAAAAATACGACGAGCTAATTAAATATACGGAAGATGTGTCTGAATGGGCAAAAACCCACCATGGAATTAGTGTAGGCAGTAATCAACAGCTAGTAGTTCAGTTTGAAAAACTAGGCGTTGAAATTACTGAGCGCACCGAAAAGGGACAAAAATCTGCTAACGCCGATCAGCTAAAGATGATTGTTCGTGACGGAAGTCTAGAGGCGCAGGAGTTAGCAAAAACTACTTTAAATTATCGACAGTCATTAAAGCTAGCAAATACTTATTTCTTAAATTTCTTAAATGACAATATTGGCGGGCTTGTTCACCCGTCTGTTAACACTATGGGTGCGCGTACTGGTCGTATGTCAATCCAAAATCCTGCGCTGCAGACTCTACCTAAGGGTGACGACACTGTGCGCCGTGCGTTCCTACCTAAAGATGATGACCACGTCATCGTTACTTCTGACCTTGACCAGGTTGAGTTCAGAATGTTTGCGTCTTTATCGCAAGATCCAAACTTAATTCAGCTATTCCGTAGAGCAGATGCAACTGGCTCTGATCCATTTACTGAAATTGGACGTGAGGTCTATCAGGACCCCGCTATGCAGAAATCTGACAAGCGTCGTGCGCTCATCAAGGGAGTTGTATATGGGCGTTTGTATGGTGCTGGCGTTGCTAAGCAAGCACTAACTGCTGGCGTGCCGGAGGAGCAGATGCGTGCAGTTTCTAACGCATTTGATGAGAGTTACCCTGGTATGCAGAGATTCCAAAAAGCAGTCGAACAAAAAGGTCTGATGCGTCTAGAGACAGAGGGGCAAGGCTACGTAAACACTTGGACAGGACGTCGCTTGCCTTGTGATGAAGATAGGGTATACACCCTAGTCAATTATTTAATTCAGGGCGGAGCTGCCGAGGTCTTTAAGTCGAACCTAGTAAAGCTAGACCAAGCGGATTTGACTGATTTGCTAATCGTGCCCGTTCATGATGAAATAGTCCTTAATGCCCCCCGAAAGGACGCAGAAGAGATAAAACAGCTAGTTAGGAAGTGCATGACTACTACTGAAGGCTGGGCAGTGCCTCTAACGGCAGACGTAGACGGGCCCCTGGAAAACTGGGGCGCTAAGTATGCCTAGGTACGTTTTAGCCATAGATCCAGGGAAGGTGACTGGAATGGCCCTATTTAGCCTTGAGAGCCTCTCTGAGCCGGTTTTAGAGTGGGCTAAGGAGTTAGAACAGGACGAGGTTGCCGAGGCCGTACGGAGCGTTTTATGGGCTCCCGAGAAGCGTTTTCAGCTGGACGTTGTCTGTGAAAGATTTATAATCAATGCCCAGACTGTCAGGAACTCCCAGGCCCCCTATTCATTAGAGGTTATAGGCATAGTTAAGCAGTGTTTGAAGGACAACGGGCGTCAAATGGATGACATCTTCTTCCAAGCCCCCGCCGATGCAATGACAATGTTTGACAACAAGAAGCTTAAGAAACTAGAATACTGGTATGTAGGAGGTGGCGGACACGCATTAGATGCAATCCGACACGCCCTACTGAGATTAGTAAAAATTGGCTGGAAACCAGTAAAATTGCTGGAATCTTAGTTATTATCAAAAATTTCCGACAAACGGAAAATTTTTGTGATAATATAAATAGACAGAATGACGAATGGAGTCCCGATTGGGCGTTTATGTAGAGCTTGAGGGCGATCACATAATTATTAATGCTGAGTGGCGGCTAAAAGAGGTCTGCAGAGCGCTACCTGGGTCTAAATGGGACTCCGATAAAAATGTGTGGCGAATTCCTGTTTCTTGGACTGGTTGCCTATCTCTCAGATCAACTTTTGGTCAACAGCTCGAGATTGGTCCCAAGCTGGCCGACTGGGCAAAAAACGAAAAGTCTGGACGAATAGACCCCTGCAATGTTCTCCGTGAAATAGAGGCAATGGAAGATGGTGACCAGGACTTATTCCCACATCAAAGAGCTGGTGTTGAGTGGATTGCAAATGCTAGGCGAGGACTTCTAGCTGACGAACCAGGACTAGGAAAAACTGCTCAGGCAATCAGAGGGCTTAAGAAATTACATGAGCGTGGAGAGAATGTTTTTCCGCTGTTAGTTGTATGCCCAAACACTTTAAAGACAAACTGGGAGCGTGAGTTTGACCGCTGGTGGCCTGGAATTGATGTCCAAATAATTAAGGGCTCTGCCACACAAAGAAGAAAAGCTTTTGACCATGAGGCTCAGGTCTACGTAATCAACTGGGAATCTTTGAGAACTCACTCGAGACTTGTGTCGTACGGCTCGATTGCCCTGGCACGCTGCACCGAGTGTGGCGGGCACGACTCCAAAATCACTCCAGCCCGCTGCGAAGTTCATCAAAGAGAACTGAACACCATTAATTTTAATTCTGTAATAGCAGACGAAATTCATCGATCTAAGGATCCTAAATCTAAGCAGACTCGTGCTCTTTGGGCTGCGACAGGCGAAGCAGAATTTAGATTTGCTCTCACGGGTACACCAATTGCAAATAACGTAGTAGACCTTTGGCCTATTTTGCACTGGCTGGACCCAAAGGAGTGGCCAAGCAAAACTAAGTGGATTGATCGCTATGTGAATACTTTTCCTAATGCGTTTGGTGCCTTAATGGTTTTAGGACTTAAGCCAGCCATGGAAACCGAATTTTTTGCTGGAATCAATCCTCGAATGCGCAGGATGCTTAAAGCTCGAGTTCTTCCTTGGCTTCCTGAGGTTGTTACTGACCGCAGAGATGTCGAAATGGGCTCCAAGCAGGAAAAGGCTTATAGACAAATGCTAGATAACATGATGGCAATGCTTGAGTCTACATCTGCTAGTGACTTGGGCGATGGTTCCATGGAAGAGACCGAATATTCTGGTGACCTTATTGTAGCTACTAACCCCATGGTTCAAATGGGTAGATTAATTCAGTTTGCTAGTGCTTATGGTCAAATAGAGCTAACTGAAGCGGGCGAAAAAATGATTCTTTCCGACCCGTCCTGCAAGGTAGATGCCCTCATGGATGACATCTCGAATGGAGACTTTGGAGATGATTCGGTGGCGGTTTGTGCCGTCTCTAGACAGCTAATTGAACTTCTTAGTGCAAGAATGACTAAAGAGGGAATTAGGCATGGCCTAATTACTGGCTCTCAAAATGAATTTGAGCGGCAACAGGCTATTGATGATTTTCAGTCAGGACGAATTAAGTGGATTCTGTTCACTGCCCAGGCGGGTGGTGTAGGTGTCACCCTTACCGCGGCGCGGAGACTGGTGATGTTACAGCGTCCTTGGTCATTGGTAGATTACAAGCAGGCTTTAGACCGTGTGCACCGAATTGGCTCGGAAATTCACGACTCAATCGTCATTACCGACTATGTGACCGAGGGTACGGTCGAAGAAAAGGTAATTGACACTTTGGGGGCTAAAGACTACAATTTCCAGCAAATAGTAAAAGATAAAGAACAGCTATTGAAAATTCTTAAGGACGCCTAATGACAACCCCCAAACCAGTACGAATTTCAAACTCTGAGATTCAAACATTTAAAGACTGCCGTCGTCGGTGGTGGTTTACCTACTACCGAAGGCTTCGTCCTAAAGTTGAAGAATATACCGGAGCTCTAGCTTTAGGTTCTAGGATTCACGAGGCTTTAGACAGATACTATTCAACTGGTCAAAATCTTCTAGAGGCTCATGCTGACCTCGTCAGAGAAGATATGAAAAAGATGAATGATGCTTTTAGAGACACCTCTAATTTGGAGACAGAAGCAGAGCTGGGAAGAGTCATGCTTGAAGGCTACCTAGAATGGGTAGAGCTAAATGGTATCGACGCTGAACTAGAAAAGATTTCTACAGAAGAAATAATTGAGCGCCCAATGATGGACGGGCGAGTAATTCTTCAGGGCAAGATTGACATGCGAGTTCGTCGCAAGATTGACGGAGTCCGCATGTTCCGCGACTTCAAGACAGTTGGTGGTTCGTTTGCTGACTTTGGATCAATTGCCCACATGAATGAGCAGATTCTAACCTACATGATTCTGGAGGAAGCGCAGAACCAAGAAGGTGAGCGTTCAGAGGGTGGAATCTTTACTATGCTTCGAAAGGTTAAGCGTGGTGCTTATGCTAAGCCACCTTTTTACGATCAAATTGAAGTTAGACACAATAGATTTGCGCTTCGTTCTTTCTACGAGCGACTAGAGGGCACGCTAGATGACATTCTTCGCGTACGTGATTCTCTAGATGCTGGAGAAAGTCACTACAAGCACGCATATCCACGCCCGACTAGGGATTGCAAGTGGAAGTGCCAATTCTTCGCTATTTGCCCGTTGGTTGACGACGGAAGCGCCGCAGAGGCTGCAATTAGCGATGCGTTTGAGGTCGCCGACCCTTACGGATACTACGGAATAGAAAAAGAGAAGGGAAGTGAGTAAATGCCTAATGCAGTAGATCGCAGTTTAACAATTATGGTTTATGGCGAATCTAAGGTTGGTAAATCCAGCTTTGCAGTAACAGCACCATACCCACGCCTCATGCTCGATGTTGAGGGTGGGCATAGATTCCTACCAATCAACATTAAGTATTGGGACCCCCTAACTGAAGAGCCACCGCTTGCGGATGGGACCTGGGACACTGTTGTAGTCAAAGTTAATAGCTATGACATTGTTATCAAGGCATTCCAATGGCTTCAGTCAGGAAAACACCAGTTCAAGTCCTTGATTATTGACTCCATCTCGGAGCTTCAGGTCAAGTGCATGGAAAACATCGCAGGTACAGAGCAGATGAAGATGCAGCAGTGGGGAGAGCTACTTCGCCACATGGGTGCACTACTTCGTGACCTTCGCGACCTGACAATGCACCCAACTCAGCCTCTTGAGGCTGTAGTACTGACCGCTATGGCACGTAAGGGGCAGGATGGCGTCTACCGTCCTTACCTACAGGGCCAGCTAGCGATTCAGGCCCCATATTTCTATGACATTCTTGGTGCAATCACAGTGGAGACGGAACCGAATCCAGACCCACTTCAGCCACCATACAAGGTACGTCGCATGTATGTGGAACGTACCCCTGAGTATGAAGCTGGCGAGCGCGTCCAGGGACGTCTAGGAAAAGTAGTACAGCAGGGAGACCTCGGGGTCGAACGCATGCTGGACATGGTCTTCGGCGAAAAGAAGACAGAAACAACTAAGAAAACAAACTAGGAAAGGCAGTTATGACTACTGTTAATTTCGCAGCGCTCGTCCAGAAAGCTGGAGATGCTGCTGCAAAAACAAACTATGAGCCTCTACCAGACGGCGATTATGAGTTCAAAGTAATCGAGGCTCAAGCTACCGTTGCTTCAACTGGAAAGCTTATGTTTAAGCTAACCAATGAAGTTCAGGGTGGCCCTCACGACAAGCGTCGTGTCTGGGACCAGTGGGTTGTAAGCCCAGATAACGAAATTGCTATGAACATTTTCTTTGCGAAGGCTGCAGCAATTGGTCTTAGTAAGGAATATTGGCTAGCAAACCCATCGCCTGCTATGGTTGAGCAAGCTCTACTTGGAAGAACTTTCCGAGGAAAGGTTGCAATTCGTAGCTATGAGGGAAAGCCAAGTAATGAAATTAAAAATTACTATGCTTCTTCTTCGGCAAGTAGGCCAGCGGCAGCCCCTACGCAAGTAGCTGCGGCCGCTCCTGCTCCTGCTCCAGCTCCAGCGCCAGCGCCAGCCCCTGCTCCGGCTTCGCCTGTTGCTGAAACTGGAGATGCTCCTTTCTAGTAAAAATGGCGGGGTGCTTCTACAGGCACCCCGCCTAAACTAAATTTTGGACTTAAATGAAAATTTTATTTACAGGCATGGGATCCCATCATTGCAAAAAACCAACTAATACGAGTTTTTTTACTATTTTAGATACTGTTCTTTCCGAACATGCTGAAATTACCTGGGCATCCCCAGAGATGTCTTGGAAACTAGAAGATCTAGAAAAGTATGATCTAATTATTTTTGGTCTGCTTCCCCCGACTTCCTTGAGCGCAAACAAACTTTATGGAGCGCTAAACGTACTTGGACTAATGTTTGATTCCCCCAAGCTTAAGCTTGTCGTGGACAGCCCTCAGGTTTGGCAGTATAAAAACAGCATAGCTGCGTCTATTAAAAATCCTTCTATTCTTTTTGGCAATTTCTACGCTAAAAGAGAGGGTTATCAAAAAGCTTTAAAAAATCCTTCCGTTGTAGAAAAGGCAATTGCTCACATGATGGTTACTGAATGGCCAACCATTATTTACCCGAGTCTTCCTTGGAATACGGATGAGAAGGTAGCTTCTCTGCTTGGTTTCGGGGATGAGAAAAAAGTTTTAGGAGTGAACTTTGATTCTTTGTTCATAGATCCAGAGACTCCTAGAATTGGCAGAAAAGACTACTGGTCAGTAGAAAACATCAAAAATAGCTGGCTTGAGTATGTAAACAAGTCAACAGTTTTTCCCAAAGAACCAACTAAGCTTGGGAGGAAAACGGATGATGACTATGCTCTGGAAGTTATCAGGTCCGGTGTTGGCTTAATTATTCCGCCTCAGGAAAGAACTTTACTTACTTGGTGGAACTATAGAATAATTCAAGCCCTAAATACTTCTACCCCGCTGGTCACCTACTGGCCTGACACTCAGGGGTTTAGCCCGAGTTGGTCTATGTTGGCTTATCAGGTAGAAGATATGTCTCCGGCTCAGAGGCAGCAACTTGCCTCTACCCAGAGGGGCGTCTATTTGGAGGCGTTGCCATCTACAAGCGAACTTTCCGCTGAAGTAGAAAAAATTCTGATAGTATCTAACTTAGAGAGGACTAGATTTTAAATGCCAGAAATTGACAAAAATTGGGCAGCAGAACAGCTGCAGCTAGCAAAGGTTAAGGTTGGCTCCGGCAAGGCAATAATGAAATTGCTTGAAGCCTGGAGTGAAATCCCTGAACTTAATGAAAATATGAAAAATGAAGTTTTATCTGTTTTTCCAGTTATCGCTAGAGGACATGTTTTAGTACAAGAAGAAGACGAAAATGACTACATATGGACACCGCTCCAGCCAGGACAAATCTCAGTTGGAGACACAGTTAGAGTTAAAGCAGATGCTTACAGTGACAAGCTCGGAACCCTCCACAACGGCCGCCGCGGCACAGTGGTTGCGGTTCGTTATGGAGACGTCATCTTCAACGACACCGACGGGAAAAAGCCAGAACTTAGGGGCGTCCACTACTCGCCATATAAGCTCGAAAAACGAATAAGAAAGTCGTAATGAGAACAAGCTTTGAGTTAAAAATACTTGCCAATACTCTAGAAAAAGCTAAGAAAACTGCGATAGCAGAGGTTGGCAGGTTTTTAGGTATTTCAGCAGAAGATGTAGAAGAAAAAGTATCTTTAGAGCTAAAAATTTCTTATCCGGAGGCTGAGACCATACCCGAGATAGAAAGCGCCGTAGAAGCTGGAATATTTGTGGTTACAGTGTATGGCTCTTTAAAGCAAAGTGTGGCTAAGCCTTTTGGATTTGACAAATCTTAAAGTTTTTGCTACCGTATAGGTATGCAAACATTTGTACCGCTATTTGGCTCGGCGGACACTGCACAAGTTCTTGACCGCGCCCGTTTAAATAAGCAAGCCCTAGAAGGCTGGCAGATTCTGATGAACCTTGTAGAACTGGATCCACAGGGTAATCACCGCACAGCCAAGGGCTGGCGTAACCACCCCGCCGTTAAGATGTGGCGAGGTCACGAGGGCGCTTTGGTGTCCTACATTCTTAAGATGGTCATGGAGTGGGAGAAACGTGGCTATAAATCCACGATTGGCACCAAGACTTTGATTACATACATACAGGCCGTTAAGCTTGGCCGCATTACTAGGGAAAGTCATCGCTACCCTGCTTGGATGAAAGACAGAGAATTATTTGCTCAGATTGCGTCTAGCCACAGGATGGCGCTGCTTAGTAAAGACTACGAGTGGTACTCGCAGTTTGGTTGGCCAGAAGACACGGGGTCGCGTCCGGCGTCTTATGACTATATTTGGCCAGTTTTGTAATTTACGGTAACCTTACCTTTACGCCTTGTACATTTATTGTATGAGGCGTAAAAAAGTTATTGCTGAGCCAGTCTGGCTAATGTGGGAAGGCGACGATTTTCCACGCAAACTAGACTCTGACTCTTTAGTGTTTTATTTAAATGAGCACATTTATTTAGATTCCGATGACATTGCTAAGAAAT